CAATTGCGCCCCAGCCAGCTTCAGCAAGTGCAATAGAAGATTGCGCAAGCAATGCCAAACCAAGGCTTACAAGCAATACAGCCGCGCCCATAGCAAGGAATGCAACGGCAACTGGCATAAGCTGTGTAGACATAGGCACATGGCTTTTCATCAAAGCAACCAAGCCTATAGTAAGTGCAGCAAGCACAACAACCATGCCGACCATTACGCCAATAGCAAGGCCGCCGGAATCAGCAAGGGCAATGGAAGATTGCGCAAGCAATGCAAGGCCGCCAGCAATAAACAGTACGCCAATACCGACAAGAAGGAATGCAGCGCCCATTGCAAGTGTTTGTTTTGCGCTTGTTGCTGCCGCTGATCCCGCCGCTTGTGTACCTTTAGACACACCAAACAGCTTGCCAGCAAGCCCGCCAATGCCTTTGCCAGCCATCTTCACAATAGAACCTGCAAAGGAAGCAAGCCCCGGCGCGTATCTTTTAACAAGCCCAAAACCCGCGAATGCACCAGCAAGGCCAGCCACATAAGGCGCAAGCTTTGCGATTGTATCAGAATGTTCTTCGCACCATCCGGCAACAGCCTTTATTGCATCGGCAACGCCTTGTACAACAGTTTTGAAGTTTTCAACGGATGTCACTTCGCCAAACGCTTCCTTGATCGCATCACGCATTGGCTTTGTGCTGTCCATGATTGCATCAAACGCAGCCTTAATATCCGGCCAAACATCAGCAATTGCATCACGGAAGATGTTGAACTTTTCAACAGCCTTATCAACCCAGCCGCCTACCTTATCCACAATGCTTTCTGTGTTGATTCCGTCCGTTGCATCAGCAAGCGCACCAAACGCATCACTGACAGCAGTGCCAATAGTGTCAAACAAAGGTTTCATCCTTTTGACTATGCCGGATATTACACCCCATACCTTCTGCACAACCTTCTTGAAGGAATTCCAAAGCGGTTTGGCTTTTTCGATCCAGCCGGAAATTTTATCTGCAATGGCTTTTCCGTCAATTTCGCCGATCTTGTCCGCAATGCCGCTGATGGCACTGATACCAACCTCAGAAAGCACATCAAAAGCTGGCATCAGCTTATTGGCTATGGTTTCTTTTAATCCGTCCATTGCCTGACCAACTGTTTTTGGCGTTCGTGCAAGCTTTTCAAACTCTGTTCCTGCGCCGCCCGCTTTAACAATTGCATCAAAAAACTTATCTGTTGATACTTTGCCATCTTGAATATTTGTAACAAGTTCAGATGTGGTCATGCCCATCTTTTTTGCTACAGCAGCCATACCAGCGGGGCTTTGTTCAAGCATCAATTTGAAGTCAGCCCATGCAACAGTTGGTTTTGCTGCCATCTGCGTTGCCTGTTGGGATAATGTTTTCATTGCCTGTTGCGGATTCTCTGCCGCCGCAGCAAGGCCGCCAAAACCCTTTACAAGCGCGGTTGTGTTTTTAGTTCCTACCGCTGCAAGCTGTGAATAAGTGCTTGCCATATCGCTTGCACTGTACACGCTTGTTTCAGCAAATGACTGCAACTCTGCTTTTACGCTTTCTATTTCGTTTCCTTTGCCTATGATGTTCATGTTGCTTGCAAAGGTTTTCCACGCAGCATTAGAAGCATCAATTTCACCAATCAGGCCAGAAACGCCACTTGTCAATGCGTTGAATGCGGCTTGACCCGCGCCGGATATAAGGCCGAATGTGAACCCGCTGATCTTGTTTTTCAGCGTGTCTGTTATCTTTGACGCATTTTTGAGAGTAGAAGAAAACCCGCTGTCAGTAGCTGACAGAATGGCTTTTACGGAATAAGAATCTGCCATGTTTTCACTCTCCCTTCTTCAAAAACTTGCCAAACCCGGAAAACCTGCTTTTTTCTGCGCCGTGATTTTTGGCCTTTTCCAGTTCCTTTTCATAGTTGTAGAACTTTTTGAACTTCCCATATACAGGCTTGCTTTTGCCTTTGCCTGTTTTCTTCTCTGCCTTAACAGCAAAATTAAGAAACGCCTGAAGATGGTTTCTGTAATCACAGTCAACCTGTTTCAGGCGCACAGCTTCCATAAGCAGTGTATATTCAGGGATCGTTAAACGGTCTACCTCTGCAAAACTCTTAAAGTCCAAATAGCGGAAACAGTTTAAAGCTATTTCCCGGTACAAGTCTTCAAAAGAACTTAGTTCGCCGCTTTCTGACGTTCGATTGCTTCCAGAAGATTCTGCACCGTTTTCTTCGTAGCATTTGCACTCTTTAAAAAATCAAGCACATCACCAAACAGCGCATCAATATCAGTGTCCGCATTATCAATATGGGAATCCAGCAGCGCTTTTGTTACGCGGGGATTCTGACCCTTGTTTGCGATTTCAAGGATTTCAACCAGCGCTTCAACATCACCATCCATAAGCCCGGCAATGTGGTACTGCAAACCGATGTTCTTTTTTACATCAGGCAGACCGTCAACAGGTGTGCCAACCTTTTTGTTGATCTCACGCATAAAGCCCATACCAAAATGAAACTGATAAACAACGCCGTTAATAGTCAATTCAAACATGTTTTAGCCTCCTGAAATTAGAAATAAAAGGGGGCATAAAAGCCCCCTCAATCAATCTGTAACGCCTAAAAGCAGCAGTTAGCTATTAAGCGCCAGTTCTGGCAGTGTCAGTAAAGACGTAGTTTGCCATTTCCTGCTGTGCAGCAGAAACGGTAACATCACCTTTTACGCCGCTGCCGTTAATGGCAAAGGTCAGGGAAACTTCCGTGAAGTCTTCAGCGGAAGAAGAATAGCCCACTTCCGTCAGATAGCCCTGAAAATAGCGGCCTTTGAACTTGTTTTCACCAGTTTCAGCGGCTTCTTCAAGGTTAGCTTCCCAGATTTCAATAAGTTCGTCATTGTCAAGCGCATCTTCCAGCTTGCCTACCAGTTCATCACCTTTGGCAAGAATGCTGGTTGCAGTGATTTCCTGCTCTACAGCGCCGGGGGTACGGATAGAACCGTCTTTGGTAACAGTGCTGTCACCGTCTTTGGATTTGGTGCGCTCATTCTCAGTGGTAAAAGCAAGCACAGCGCCATCCTCAGAAGCCGCTTCAGAAGCGATTCTGTACAGATATACAATCTTGCTGCCCTGTACGCCTTCAGCAAACAGCTGCAAATCAAAATGTTTCATTTGTTGTTCCTCCTAGCTAAAAATAAACTCCGCTTCAATTACTCCATGAAGCAGAGGTGTACTGGTTGTGTTATCTGGTATTACTCTTTGGTTCACCTCGCGCACTGACCATGCAAAATTAGCTGTGTGTTTGATCTTCCGGCATGCCGTCTTGATTTCAAGCAGCATTTCAGACACCGTACCGCGTTGGCGCGGCGCATTACTCCATACATGAATTGTGGAATACACGCTGCCAAATACGGCAGTTTTGTTTGCAGCGTCTATCTGCTGGAAGTCACCCAAATACACAAACGGGTATGGTGTGCCGTCAGGCGGCAAAAAGCCGTCATACACGGCAAACCCTATTGCTTCAAGGTCAAGTTTCAACTGCGTGAACAATTCCTGCTGTGGATCGATAATAATCACCTACTTTACAAGCTTCTGCATATCGCTTTTGAATTTCTTTGCTTGCTCATTGTAAGCGGGCTTCACAAACGGCTGCGCTTCCATGAACCTTGTGCCATATTCCAGATAAGGGGAATATTCTGTTGTTGGTTCAACTTCAGCAGTGAAACCGCCGTTTTTGATAGACAAACCTATGCTTCGCTTTGTTGTGCCTGTGGCATAACCCCTTGTGAAGTCTGCGTTTGCAACCATCTTGCGTTGCATTGATGCACCGTTGCTTCTCACAACCCGCTTCACATCGGCAAGCGTGACATTCTCTTTTAATGCCTTTTGCAGTTTGTCAATGCCTTCAATTCTGATTCTGGGCATTTTGCTGCACCTCACTTACAACAAAAGCTTGCTTCACTCTCAGTGGCCTTGTCATATCCACACGGTATGTCTTGTTGCCAATCCGTATATCGTCAAACGGCTTGTTGTAGTGGTTTTGCAGCCGGATGGTGAAAGAACCTTCCCTGATAGCGCCGTAAACAAGCTGCAAGGTTTTAACCCCCGTACTGGTAACAGACGCAAGCCGCATTTCCTCAATGGGAATGTCTGCGCCATAGTTACCAGTTGTGGGATCATACGCCCCGCGCTCTATGCGCCGGAAATAAACGGGTGTGTCGAATCTCAAAGGAATCTCACCCGCCCCCGCGCACTTTCCTTCTGCGTTTCAAGGAAGGCTTGTATTTCGTCCATGTAGCCAGCAAAATCACTATCAACATACTGAGAGCTTTCACCCTCAACGGAATGGCTTGCCATGCCTTCAGACCCAATGCGGTTGTAGCGGATAATAGCCACTTCAAGAATGATGTGTTCCATGCTCTCAGGCGGTTCAACGCCGCCCAACAGCAGCTGAAGCCTTGCCGTTACGCTTGAAATAATAAATTTCAGCTTGTCATCAAGGCTTGCATCATCCGCTGCAATACCAAGCATCAATTTCAAGTCATTCAGCATTCATTTCACCCCCTTATTCTTCGGCGGGTGCTTCCACCTTTTCTTCAGCGGGCTTTTCGGCCTTCTTTGCAG